CCAACAAAAAGAATTAAACAATGTGTAATTATGGGCGATAAGCTTTTATATTCTCGTATCCTCCCTATCGATAAGTATCCGATTGTGTTCTTTATGAACCAACATACCAGAACCCCCTATCCTATGTCAGATGTTCGCATGGTCAAAGGTATGCAGGAATACATTAATAAAACGAGAAGTCTTATTATCGCCCATGCTACTACAAGTACAAATACAAAGATTTTAATACCATCAGGTTCGGTAGATATGAGGGAGTTCGAGCAGAAATGGGCTCAGCCTGGAGTAGCCATCGAGGTTGATTTTGATCAAGGGCAGCCAACCCCCGTTCAGCCAACTCCCCTACCGAACGAGTTATATTCTAATGAGAATACAGCTAAGAATGATATAGATCATCAATTAGGTCTTTATGAGATGACTATGGGAAATTCTGCTGTTGCTCCTCATACATATAAGGCTACAGTAAGTCTTGACGAATTTGGTCAGCGTAAGATGAAAAGCAAACTGGCTGATATTGAAGCTGGTCTAAATAGGTTAGGACAAATTACTATACCAATAATGCAACAATTATACACCACTCAAAAGGTAGTTAGACTTATCCAGCCTAACAACTCTATAAATGAGTATACTGTAAATAAGAGACTTTATGATGACCATTCAGGTGAGATTAAAGTTTTAAATGATATAACAGTTGGAAAGTACGATGTAGTTGTAGTTACAGGTTCTACAATGCCTACAAATAGAATGGCACAGCTAGAGATGTATATGGATGCCTATGAGAAAGGCATTATAGATAAACAAGAAGTTTTAAAGAAGACAGAAGTCTTCGATATGCAGGGTGTCCTGCAGAGAACAGATTTGATACAACAGTTGCAGTCGCAATTGGAGCAGGCAACTGAGACTATCAAGAGTATGCAAGGAGACTTGCAGACAAGAGAGCGTGAAATTTATCACGCCAAAATGAAAGCCGAAATCGAAAAAACAAAGTCCAACCTAAAGAATACTGAAGGTAGGGCAAAGATGTCTGGCACTCTATTTGAGAAACGCCTAGATGACGCTTTAGGGCAAGTTAAAAAAGAGGTCAGTGAGGCCTCAAAATCAGATTCACCTTCTTCGAGCCCTAAGAAGAAGCAATCTAAAAAATAGGAGATATTATGGCAGAAACAGAACAGTTGACTACCCCTACAACTCCTGAAGTTCATTCAGTTGATCCTCAGGATGAGGGCTCATTAGTTGATGATGTCATATTCGGTGGTGACAAGGGGTCTGTAGCGGAAGCTTTCGATGGAGCAGATGATGTTGAGCAAGCAATTGCTGAGCCAGAATCTGTACCCCAACAGGAAGCTCAAGCTGAAGTCCCTCAGGATAATGATGAAGTAAGATACCAATATTGGCAGTCTCAGGCTGATAAAATGAAAAACGAGCGAGATCAATTGCAGCAGCAATTCAATCAGCTTGCTACTCAGCAGACACCTGCTCAGCAAGAGCCTCAACCAGTAGAGGAACCTGAACCAGATTTTCCAGACCCACCAGAGAAACCGCAGAAACCTTATAATTTTTCAATGGACGAAGCGCTATCCGATCCTTCTTCTGAAAGCGCTAGATTTGTTCAATCTGAGCAAACATGGCGTGACCAAATGGATGAATACAAAAACTTACAGTTTGAGTACCAAATGGCGATGATGCAGGATGAAAGAGAAAAGATACGCGCTGAGCGTCAAGCTGATATTCAGCGTCGTGAGGCGGAACAAAAGCAGATACAGCAAATGGACGGTGTCAAACAGCAGGTTATGAATCAATATAAAGTTGATTCACAAGTTGCTGAAGATTTCGTAAGAGTTATGTCTGACCCAAGTTCTATTAATCTCGATAATCTTTGGAAATTATATGCATCCGATAAAGGATACGGCTCCCCTCAAACACAATCAGCTCCTTCAAGGGAGTTTGAGCAAGTGAAGAGGGCACAGCAAGTACCTGCTTCGATGGGTGTTATGCCTTCTCAAACTGGACAGAATGAGGATTCTGTAGAAGACAAGATTATAGACAGTATGATAGCTGATTATAATAAACAGAATCCTTGGAATTGAAACTAACTAGGAGTTAAAGATGGCAAATGTATATAGTATAACCGCTGGTGGCGGTATGCAGTCATCCTCGATTGATCATTCTAGACGGATGTATAATTTCGGGGAAAAAGTGTCAGAACTCGCTCCTAAACAGTCTCCATTCTTTACCTATTTGTCTAAAGTAGCAAAGAAGCCTACTGATGATCCTGTTTTTAAATTTTTAGAGCAGCGTCATCAATGGCAGCGTCGTAATTTTGAAGTTAAAACAGCAATGACTAGCTCTGCTCATAGTGGCAGTGATGCTAACTTCAACCTTACTAACCTGCAGGTGGACTGTCTTTATGATAAATATGGTCGTGTTATAACAACTGCTACCTGTCCTAACTTTATTTTAAGTGGACAGATGGTGGCAATTGAAGTAGAATATGATGCTAACGGCACTGATGCTGGTGTTGGTTCAGAAACTGCTGCAGTTGCATATTATAAAGTTAACGCTGATCCAGATGTAAGCAATGCTGCTTATGCTGAGATTGACTTAACCTTTATTAAAGTTGTCTACAAACCTACTTCATCTGTTAGTGGTGAAATTACTGAAGCTTCTGCTTCTAAGTTAATTCATCGTGCAGATGCAAAATGTCAGGTTGTAGGTTCAGCATGGGCTGAGGGATCAGTTGATCCTGAAGGATGGAAAGACGAGTTCTATGATAGAGAAGGATATTGTCAGATTTTTAAAACGGCAATCTCTTTATTTTCTGGAACTTCATTGGCTACCCGCTATCGTGGTGTATCTAATGAGTACAAGCGAGTCTGGCAAGAAAAGTTAATGGAACATAAAATGGACTTAGAGCATGCAATGTTGTTTGGTATTGGATCAGATGATTCAACCTCAACAGGGCCTGTTCGTCGTTCATGGGGTATTGTACCCTACACAGAAGCTTATGGAAAGATTAAAACCTTTACTTATGCTTCTTCATCTTATGATGATTTTATTGATGCAATGGAAGATGTTTTCTCACCTGAATCAGGTAATAGCGGAAACAAACTTGTACTTGCTTCAAGAAAAGTGTTAAGTTACTTTAACAAACTTGGCGGAAGCTCTTTCTTAGGAAACACAATGGCACTTGGACACACAGCTACTTCTAGCGGTGGTTCAAATGGTTATTCCGTAGACATTCAGAATGTTAAAGGTTCATTCGGACACAATGTAACACGCGTAAATACACTTTACGGTGACTTACACTTGGTCGAACAGCCTTTATTCAGAGGAATGTGGGAAGACTATGCTATTATGATTGACATGAAGAATGTAGCATATCGTCCATTAGCTGCTAATGGCACATCGAGAGATACGCACATTATCACTAATGTACAGAACAACAATGTTGACGGAAGAAAAGATATGATCTTGACCGAAGCTGGTCTTGAGATTTCTTTACCTGAAACTCATACCTTGTTAAAGTTCGCATAATTCAGTAATTTATGGGGGGCTTTTTAGCCCCCCTAACTGGAAAGGATAATATGAAAATTGTAACTAGTAATGATATTGGTGGCCCTTGGCAGTCTGGTAAGGAAGAAGTAAATGATCATAGCAGACGCAAGCAAAATACCAATTCAAAGAAAACAAAAAAGAGTAAGAAAAAATGACTGGTGCAGTAGCAAAAGTATTAGTAAATGCAATGCGTAAAAATAGAATGTCTGTTATAAAGTATTATGCAACTAAAACTGGAATGTCTCGCGGTAAGTTGCTTTCTACTGCTAAGAAGATAAATAGAAAATCTCCTAAGGGCAAGAAGATGAGCAAAAGCGAAGTAATGGCTAGGACAAGAAAAGGACAGGTAGTTTAGTGGCATTTAACGCTGAAATAGGTAATTATGCTGGAGAAACTGATGCATATCCAAATGCTATATCAAAGTTCTTAGCAAATGGTGTGCAATGGGTTATCTCTATGGTAGAGAAGGGTAATCCTGATATGTTACCATTGTTTGCTTCATTGCAGACTTTAAACAATAGTTCTCCTACTTTAACATTAGGTACTAACTCTAAGATTATAGATGTAGTTAGAACAAGTGCTGATAGCAGTGGAGAAGACTTGAAATGTAGTCCAATAAATGCAGCTTTTAGAAGCAATGCGGCTAATTCAGATAGCCTCTATTATGCAAGTGTTAATTCTCCAGTTTACTATGTTAATAATGCAGTTCTAACTGTTTTACCAACCCCTACTGCAAATCAAACAGCTAAGATAAGTATAGTATTACCTGATACTTCAGTTGCTGGTACAGATAGTGCGATAGATAATTTTCCATCTGAGATGTATCATGCAGTGGTACTATATGCAGCGGCACAGTTATTACATCATAAAATGGCTGCTTTAAATGCTAAGTTACCTACTGATCTAGATTCTGATACGACAGTATTTGATGCTATATCAGATTTAAGTGTAGGCTTAAGTATTTCAACAAGTTTGCCAAATCCAATAAGTGTTAGTTCCAGTTTACCTGGTGCGATAAGTATGTCAGCTGGATTACCTCCAGATTTAAGTATCTCTACAAGTTTACCAGGAGGTATAAATGTCAGTGGAGCTGCGGTTGGAACTTGGTCTGATCCAGGTGCTATAGCTGACTTAACATTGCCGAGTGTTCCAAGTGAAGTATCAGATGCTTTAACTCAAGCTAAAAATTTAATTGATGTTGGAATAGCCACTGATGAAGCTAGTGGTAGTGGTCAAGATTCAACTCCACAGAGTGCTGGATATTGGTTAAAAGACGAAGATGAGGAAATGGCTCAAGCTACTATAAATGTAGCAGCTCAAGAGCTTCAAAGGGCTAGTGTTTTATTAAGCGAATATTCAAAAGAGATAGAAAAAGGTCAAGCGGCTTTTAATGCGGATGTTCAGAAGCATCAAGCAGACTTAGCCGAGTCATTGCAAACATTTAATTCAAGTGTACAGAAGCATCAATCGTTATTAGAAGATGAAACAGCTAGAGTCAATACTGAGGTTTCTAAATATCAAGCTGAAGTTCAGAAAGAAGCAGCTAAGAATCAGATTGAGGTTTCTCAGTATACTAATGAATTATCTTTAAAAACTGCTCAGATGAATCAACAGGTACAAGCTTATCAAAGTGAATTAGCAGAAGAACAAGCTAAGTTAAATGGAGAAGTAACAAAGTACCAAGCTGAATTGGCAAAAGCACAAGCTACAATAGATGTTGAAATTCAAGAGTACAATGCTAATCTGCAAAAAAAGATTAGTCTTTATACAACGATTATAAGTAAATTAACCACGGATTACCAGTGGCTTCAAAGCCAGTATCAAGTTGTAAAGGCAGAGTTATCTGAATTTATGACTCCGTATATGCAAGCTGGGATTTTAGATAGTACAGCAGAAGGAGTAAGGCGTTGAAATTAAAAGAGATGGTTGAATTAGTACAGCAGCATCATCCAGATTTAGGTGTTACTGAAATAGTAAAGATGCTTAATACTGCTCAAGAGGAGTATAGTCAAAGAACAAGAATGCTTGAAAAAGCTACACAGTTTGATCTAGCGACAGATCAAAGATATTATGCGTTAGATGATTCAATTCTTGAAATTAAATCAGTGGATATGGAAGCTGCTGATGGGAGTACTGATCATGTTAATATTCCTAAGTTAGTAGGTAGACCAATAAGAAGGGACTTAACATAATGGCTGGAACTTATGTAGATAATTGGAGCAATAAATATGCTACTAATCAGTGGGTATGGTGGACTGAAAGAGATGCTGTAGGCATTGCTAAGTTTAATCCTAACTCAGAAAGATTTACTTCTCCAGCTGCATCTCAAAATGGAAAGAAGATAACGCTTTTTTATTATAAGAAAGCAACTGCTTTTACAGAGCCATCTTCTAATTCATTCTCTTGGACAGCCACAAGTGATTTCCCAGCACAATTTCACGATTATTTAGTAGCTAAAGCAATTGCGCTTGGCTATGAAAAGAAACCAGAACAGTTACAATTGGCGCTGTATTTTCACGAGAAATTTGAAAAAGGAGTGAAAGAGGGTAGAAATTACGCTTATAGAGCTAGGGCTGGAACTGTTAAATACATTAAACCAGTAGATTTTTAAGGAGGCTATCATGCCAGGATTATTAGACAAATTACAAGAATTTGTCGAAGGACAGAAACAAAATTGGGCAACAGCTCGCGAAAGACAAGCTGGAGGTGGAATAAGAAATCCATTTCTAAAAACAGCTGAAGAGCAAGCTGCGATGGCTACACAAAGAGCAGATGCAACACCATCTCCAAGTTTAGATTATGCTCCAAGACAAGAAATAAAAGAAGTTACAAATAGAGCTTTAGCGGATCAAATGTCTGCTCAAACTCCAGATGCAGTAGCAGGAACAGCTGGGACAAGTTTTGATCCAGAGGATTCAGACAGTGTCCTTGCGATGCAAAAAGCTTTAAATGCTGCTGGCATTAAAGATAAGTATGGAGAAACTCTTGCGGAAGATGGTAGAATGGGGCCGAAGACATTATCAGCTTTAAGGTCTATGCAAGAATCTAGGGGACAGTTTATAGGCCCAGATGGTTCTGATGTAAATGCTTTAAATCAAGATTATCAAGAAGATCACGGAAGATTGGCACAAAATAAAAATCCATTAATGACAGCGAAGAACTGGTGGGATAGCTTGACTAAAAGAACTCCAGAAGAAGGTCATATTCCAGAATATAATCCTAGAACATCAGCTGCTGGCCCAGGTGGAAGAATGGGTTCTTATAAACCACCTAAGGGTGGCGGAAGGATGTATTAGTGGCAATAAACACTAGAGCATATGATTGGTCA